CTGGCGACAGAGGCGCGGCTACGGCTGGCGACAGCGGCGCGGCTACGGCTGGCGACAGAGGCGCGGCTACGGCTGGCTCCTACGGCGCGGCTACGGCTGGCGACAGCGGCGCGGCTACAAGCAGAGGCTTTTCCTCCGTTGGCGATAACGGAATTGCCTGCGCCCGTGGAAACGGCTGCAAGGTCAAGGGAGGCATGGGTGCTGTCCTCGTCATCGCGGAAGAAAAAGGGAATAGCTACGACATCGCCGCATGGAAGGCCGTGGTTGTCGATGGCGAAACCATCAAGGTCGATACATGGTACACCCTCAAGGCCGGTGAACTTGTGGAGGCCCCCGAATGAAGCCCTACCTTACCCCCTCCGAGGCCGCGCCCCTCATCGGCATGAACCCCCACACCCTCCGCGTCACCGCAAGGGAGGCCCCGCAAAAGCTGGGGTTCCCCGTCATCGTGACAGGGCGACGGGTGCGGATTCCGCGAAAGCCATTCTATGAGTTTTTGGGGGTGAACGCATGAGCCACAAAGCGCAGATTCTAGCCCACCTTCAAAAGGGCCTCCCCATCACCCCGCTGGACGCTCTGAACCTTTTCGGCTGTTTCCGGCTGGGTGCGCGAATCTGGGACTTGAGGCACGACGGCTGGAACATCAAAAAAACCACGAAGGAAACCACAGGCCGGGACGGACGAATCACCCGGTTCGCGGAATATAGATTGATTGAAGGAGGAGAAATATGTACATAAGCAGAGAAGCAATCCTCCGCGTGTTCATGGTCAACATGATCGACGCGGACAGCCGGGAGGCGCGGCAGCTCCTCGCCGACACCGCAGAAGAAATCATTCAGATGGACAAAGACCTTGAAGTGGCGGCGCTGCGCGAATGGGAGGCCCGCGCAATGGAGGCCCCGTGTACTACTGCTACCAGTGCGGACACCGCTTCGTGACCCCGGATTACGTTGACGCAGGCGAATGGCACGGCGACTACTACGAACCTGGGACGCGGCGGCTCTGCCCGTCCTGCGGCTCTGACGAGATCGAGGAGGCAACCGAATGGGACGAATGAATAGCTACGGCATCAACGGGATCACCGAGGCCAAGGCGACCATCTACTTTCCCAAGGGCGAAGAATCCTGCAAGCTGTGTCCGCTCCTCCAGACCTACAGCCGGAACCAGTGTATGTTGACCGGGGAGCTGATTGCGGACACCCGCTACACGGGCTTCAACTGCCCGTTGGAATTTGAGGAGGCGAACAATGGAACAGTTTAGACTTTTGACCCCGGACGAGATCGAGGTCAAGGTAAAGAAGATCGCCGACAAGGGCGCGGCGCTCCTGCTCTACAAGACCGCCCGGACGGACATGGACATTCTGGACGAGGCCGTTGGCGCTGAGAATTGGGATTGCGGCTACACCGAAATCAAAGGCAATCTCTACTGCCAGATCGGCATCCGATTCCCGGACGGCATGGGCGAACGCTGGGTCTACAAGCAGGATTGCGGCATCGAATCAAGAGAGGATGAGGAGGGCAACCAGAAGAAGGGCGAAGCCTCGGACGCTTTCAAGAGGGCCGGATTCAAGTGGGGCATCGGGCGCGAACTCTACACCGCCCCCTTCATCTGGGTGGGCGCTGACCGCATGAAGGTCGAAAAGACCCAGAACGGCAGACTCTACACCAATGACCGTTTCCGGGTTGACCATATCGCCTACAATGACCGCCGCCAGATCACCGACCTTCGGATCGTCAACACCAAGACGGGCGTTGTGGCCTACACCCTCGGCGCTCCGCTCCCGCCCACGAAGATGCCCACGGGCAAGGCCGTGACCTGTGCCGATTGCGGCAAGGAGATCACCGCCTACACCTCCGATGGCCACACCATCAACCCCCTCCAGCATGAGCGTGGGAGCATCAAGCGCTTCGGGCGCTGCCTGTGCCTTGATTGCATCCGGCGCGAGGGCATGAAGCATGATCCGGCTGATAGCTGACCGGCGTTTAACTTCGCGCAGGCAATGGATTTCATGCGCTATAAAACAGCCGGATGAAAGCGGGAACTATCTTGTAACTACACACGCTGGGACAGTAAGAATCGGGAAATATCGGAGCGCACGAGCCTCGTGCGGCGGGAGCAAATGGGTGGGGCCTATATCTAACCCGCTTGCATGGATGCCGTTGCCAGAACCATGGGAGGACGAACCATGAAATTTATCGAACTTTGGATAATCCAATGCCCGGATGAGGACTGGTATCCACATCCAGAAATGGTTGCTACAGATACTATTGCTCGTGTTTATGATGCGCGTAAACATCCAGATAGCGGAGAACGCTACGCAGTTGTTGAGCTTAAAAACGGAGTGAAATTATACCTCGATGAATCGTATTCTCACCTTTCCGGGCGGATCGAAAAAGGCGAAATGAGAACATATGCAGGAGCATATGGAAAAGCATGATCCGGCTAATCAGTGACACCTTCGGCTGGAGCATGGATGCGGACGGGACTATGCTCACCGTCCGCACCCCCAAGGCCCGACAGATCATCGACGAGCTGAAGCCGGGGAAGTACGTTGTCGAAATCAAGGCCCACCGCAAGAAGCGCACACTCGACCAGAACGCCCTCTATTGGGCCACGCTGGGCGAAATCGCAAAGGCCCTCCGTATCTCCACCTCCAAAGCCCACAACCTCATGTTGAGGCGCTACGGGGCCGTGGAAACGATTGACGGCAAGACCGTGAAGCTGGTACTCCCGGACACCGACGAGGCCGCAGAGAGGGCAGACGAGGCCGAGAGCTACCACATCAAGCCAACATCACAAGTCAAGGCCGGGACAGACGGAATCAACTACCGCACATATCTCCTCCTCAAAGGGAGCCACGAGCTGGACACCGCCGAAATGACCCGGCTCATCGACGGCGTGAAGGACGAGGCCAAGGGGATGGGGATTGTGCCAATATGGGAGGACGCATGAGAGTACTAGTAGCTTGCGAGGAATCGCAGGAGGTCTGCAAAGCATTCCGGGCGCGAGGCCATGAGGCTTACTCCTGCGACATACAAGATCCGTCCGGGGGCCACCCAGAATGGCACATCCTGGGTGATGCGCTCAAGGCCATCAAGGGGGGGGCGAATCACCACGATGGACGGACAGACGCATGATGTGGGCCGATGGGACTTATTAATCGCGCACCCGCCTTGCACCGACCTTGCCGTGTCCGGGGCCAGATGGTTCGCAGAAAAGCAAAAGGACGGACGGCAACAGAAAAGCATCGTCTTTTTCATGCTCGTGGCCCTTGCAGATGTCCCCCGCGTTGCCGTGGAAAATCCCATATGCATCATGTCGAGCGCATGGCGAAAACCCGATCAAATCATACAGCCATACCAATTCGGGCATCATGCTCGGAAATCGACCTGTCTATGGCTCAGAGGCCTGGACCTTTTGAAACCGACCGAAATTGTAGACCCCGGCGAAATCCACAAAGGCGGCTTTTCTGTTGGGGCTTCGCTCGATATGGCACGGGACGAAAACGGCAAAATCATATCCTGGAACGACCCGCGTACCGCAAAAATCAGAAGCAAGACCTTCCCCGGCATTGCCAAAGCTATGGCAGAACAATGGGGATGACCGCATGAGGAAGGAAACCAAATCCACCCAGATCCCGCCCTCCGTCCGTCTTGCCGTCTGGCTCCGGGATGGGCGCGAGTGCGTCCTATGCGGCAAGGCCGTCCCCGTGGAATGCGGCAACGCTCACATCGTAAGACGCTCACAGGGCGGCAAGGGCGTGGAGCAGAACATCGTCACCCTCTGCCCGGAATGCCACCGAGAGCATGACGAGGGCAAGGACGCGAAAATCCTGCAAGCACAAGTCATCAAGTACATCAAGACGCTTTACCCCGGCTGGAGCCGGGAGAGCGTCACCTATCACAAAGGAGGCTAGAAATGTTAAATCAGTGTTCATTCATGGGCTATTTCTGCGCTGACCCGAAGCTGACCCGCACCCAGAGCGGGAAAGCCTGCGCATCCTTCACCCTGGCCGTGGAGCGGGACTATAAACCCGCCGATGGTGAGAAAGCCACAGACTTTATTGACTGTGTGGCATGGGAAGGGAAAGCGGAGTTCATTTCCCGTTTTTTCGCCAAAGGCCGCTGCGCCGTGGTCAAAGGACGGATGCAGACGCGCACCTGGACGAACAGGGAGGGGCAGAACAGAAAAGCGACAGAACTCGTCGTTGAAAACGCCTATTTCGCCGACAGCAAAAAGCCGGAGGGTTTCTCCGCTCCGAACGGCTACCCCGCCCCGCCTGTGACGGAGGAGGACGAGGACTCCTACATCCCGTTCTGAGGGCTGACGCATGAGCCGTAAACAATTCACTTTTTACGGCGGTTTTATGGACGGAATCAGCCGAATCAAGAGCAAAACCGCACGATGCGACGCATATGACGCTATCGTCCGCTATGCTCTGGACGGCATCGAGCCGGAAATTGAAGCCCTCCCGGACGCTGCCGCGATTGCCTTTGTAATGGCGAAACCTAACATTGACGCAAGCCGTAAACGAGCCGAAAACGCTCAAGCCAAAAAGGACACCGAAGCCGCATCGAACGCGCATCGAACGAGTATCGAAACAGTATCGAAGCCGAAGCAAGAAAAAGAAGAAGTAAAAGAAAAAGAAAAAGATAAAGAACAACAGTTAAAAGAAAGTACCAAAGAAAAGCGCGGACGCTTTTCAGCACCCACCCCCTCAGAGGTTGCCGAATATTGTCGGGAGCGAGGGAACTCCGTCAACGCTCAAAGATTTTGCGACTTTTACGGGCGGCAAGGTTGGAGGCTCAACAACGGACAGCCGATGAAGGACTGGAAAGCCGCCGTCCGCCTTTGGGAGCGGGACGAAAAGAAACCCACCAAGGCAAGCGACCCCTACAAGCCTGACCCGGCTGTTGTCCGGGCGGCATTTGAACGGAATGGGGCCGACGAGATAAAGACCACCTATCAAAAAATGCTCGAAGAAGAACAAGAATATCAAAAAATGCTCGAAGAAGAACAGGAGGCACTATGAACGTGAGAAAATACGGTAGCCCCTACAAGGCCCTCAAGGCGGCAAATCTGCCCCGCAAGCAGTACTAGCAGATGAAGGGCCAGATTCGGAACGGAAAGGCCGATGATGCTATGCGCGGCCTTGAACGCTGGAAGGAGGCGAGGGCATGAGCTGGATTTTTGCAGGCATCATCTTCGGCTTGTTGGTCTGGAATGTCTATCTGGCCGATGACCGCGACTATTGGCGCGATCTGGCTGAGAGCAAGGACACCGGTTTCACACCGGAAGAAGTGAGCTATTTCCTCGGCAGCGTAGTCACCGACAGGAAGGAATTTGAAGAACACAAGAAGCGCTGGGACGAATGGGGCGCATGGAAAGAGGCCGAATCCGAAGGCCGTCTGCTGATCCCGCCTGCTGCGGTAGATGCTCCGCTTTGGGTCGTGAGAGACGGAGCGGTCTACGATTTTTACACCTCTGCCATCACTCTGTACCGCGACGATGGTCGGCTTCAATACAGCGGACATTATTTCAAAGGCTACGACATGATTGTCGGATTTGGCGAAATAGGGGACGACCTGTTCCTCACCCGCGAGGAGGCCGATGCCGCGCTGAAGGAGGCGAAAGCATGAGCATCATCATCAAAAAAGTGGAAATGCCGGAACATTGCGGCGAGTGCCTTTCCTCGTTGACGGCTGGTGCTATGCGCTGGCAGTCCAAGGCTCAAACCAAGAGGCGCGATTTGACCGCCGCCCTGACTTCTGCCCCCCTGGTGGAGCTGCCCCCGCATGGGCGGCTGATCGACGCGGATGCGCTGTGGGAGAAAGTGAAAAGTGAACGCGCATTGAAGGAGCATTGTCCCAAAAGCAGAAGTATTATCTATGACACGGGTTTTCTTGCCGGGTATCGTGCGGCGTGTCAAATTGCGTCAAAGATGCCGGTCATCATCCCGGCAGAACCAGGGGAGGAGGCCGACCATGATTAAGCTGAAACCTTGCCCGTTTTGCGGCGCGCCTATGAATTTAACACCGAATGGCAATCTGATGGCGTGGCACAGTGTCGATTGCGTTTTTCAGCTACTTGACGAATCAAACACGGTTGACATGACCGAGGAGGAACTCAGAGCGGCGTTTATCGCCGCATGGAACAGGAGGGCCGACCATGAGCAACAGCAATGAATACGTCACAAAAGCACAGGCCATCAAAGCGGCAATGGATGGGGCAGACGATTGGGACGGTGGACCGAACAGCACCAGAAACACCTGTATTTCGGACGCGATCTCCGCGATCCCCCCCGCCGATGTGCGGCCTGTGGTGCTGTGCCGGGATTGCGAATACTGGTTTGATAATGGGACAGATTTCGCAAGCTGTGAGAGAGATGCGCTTATGAGAGAAGCCGGATTTTTTTGCGCTGACGGCAAACGGCGCGGCGCGGATATGAGGGAGGCCCCATGACCATCTACATCTCCGGCGATCCTGTCGGCAAGCAGAGGCCCCGCCACGATCCGACGCACCCAAACCAGAAGCCGCACACCCCGGAAAAGACCCGCGACTATGAGAAGCGCATCGGCTGGGCGTGGAAACAGGCCCACGGGCCGATGTATGAGGGGCCGGTAGAAATCAGCGTCACCATTTTCCTGCAATGCCCGAAATCCTACTCGAAGAAAACCCGCGAGGCCATGCTTTCCGGGGAGATTCTGCCGACCAGAACCCCGGATTGTTCAAACGTACTCAAGAGCGCAAAGGATGGGTTAAACAAAATCGCCTACAAGGACGATTCCCAAATCGCAAAGACAAACACGGAACGATTTTACGCAGAAGAACCGGGCCTGTTGATTATCGTCCGCCCCGTCAATAAGGACTACATGAAGGAATCTCTCAGGGCCAGCCTTGACCTGAGAAACGCGATAAGGAGGAACACATGAGCATGAGAAAGTACAAGCGCGGGATCGCCCGTGCGAACATGGAAAAGCTGGGCATCCAGCACATCAACCGCAAACGCTACGGAGAGCGTAGCTTCTTCGCCCTGTTCTGGAGGAAGTACCTCGGAGGCGGCAATGGCAAAAGGTGAGTGGAACGTGGTCGATTGCGCGGCGACCCATACCCCAGGCGCTTTCGTCTGTGACCGGGAAACAACACCGGGAACGTGTGCCAGATGCGGCTTTAATCCCGAAATCGAGGCCGCAAGAAAGGCACAGATTCGCGCCAAGGCCGCAAGAGGCGAAACGCCCCACGCAACCCGGACGATTCGGCAGGAGGAGGACTGCGCCATCGGCTTCCACTGGAAATGCCGGAACTGCTACGCCAAGACTTGCCCCTTCCGATTGGAGGCCAAAGCATGAGAAAAGGCTACGACTTGTTGCAATACGCCAAGGTTGAGGGCGACCCGCATCAATCCCTTGCAAATGCTATCGTCATCGTCGCCTGCCGTGACTACAAGGCCTCTTTGAAAAAGCTCAAGAATCCGATGATCGGACGGCAGGACGAGACTTTTGCAGAGCGCGATAAAACCGGATGTGAGTTGTTCTTCCGCTCCGGCCTGTTCCAAATCCTGACCAACCTGAACCCGGAACAGCTTATCAAAGACCTACAGGCCGAGGTCTACGGGCCGAAAGCATACTACTACAACAAGGGGGCAAAACAGTGAAGATTCCACGAATAATCCGCAAGGCCCTTGATACGCTTGCCGGGTTTTGCAATAAGCACCAAACCTGTGACGAGTGTGCGCTGAAACAATTCTGCGATGGGAAACGAAACGGCCCACCGTGCTATTGGGCCGACCTTGACGAAGGAGAAGCCGAATGACCCGCGCCACCCTCGCCGCCCACCACGATGCCCAGCGCAAGCTGAACGAGGCCCGGATTCTGCTCAAGCAGATGCGGCTCCGGGCCTACCCAAAAGCGCAGACCATCGATGAGCTGCCCAAGGCCACAGGCACGGGCCGCAAGGTCGAGGAGCTGGCCCTTGTGATTGCCGACCTTGCAGACAAGGTGCATGAGCTGGAGGCCGAGGTTGCGCTGACCCGCCCCGCTGTGATCGCGTGGGTGCATGAAATAGACGAGCCTCGTCCCCGGATGATTGCCTCGCTCCGCGTCCTGTGTGGCTTGCCGTGGGAGCGTGTGGCCTACTACACAGGGCTGACACCCGAGGCCGTGAGGACTACGTTTAGACGATTGATGGAGGAACTATAAACACAAACGGAGGCGCATGAATGACGTATGAAGAATTTATCAAATCCAAGGAGATCAAATCGGATTCGCATGGATTTGAACCGAAAAGGGACAACCCTCGATTGTTCCAGTATGAAAAGGACATCGTAAGGTGGGCGCTGATGAAGGGCCGCGCCGCGATATTCGCAGATTGCGGCCTCGGGAAAACGGCTATGCAGCTCCAATGGGCGCAGGAAGTAGCCGACCATGAAAGCCGCCCGGTTTTAATCTGCGCTCCGCTTGCTGTGAGCAGGCAGACGAAGGGCGAGGGCGTGAAGTTTGGAGTTCCCGTCAAAATCTGCCGAAAGCAGGCCGATGTGGAGCAAGGCGTGAATATCACGAACTATGAAATGCTCCAACATTTTGACGCATCACAATTCGCCGGGGTTGTGCTGGATGAAAGCTCAATCTTGAAGGATTCCACCAGCTCCACCAGAAAGATGCTGACTGAGATGTTTAAGCATACCCCGTATCGGCTGTGCTGTACTGCGACACCCAGCCCCAATGATTATATGGAACTGGGAACGCACTCGGATTTTCTTGGCGTGATGAATCAGCCCGAAATGCTATCAACCTTTTTCTGCCATGACGGAGGGAACACATCGAAATGGCGGCTCAAAGGCCACGCAGAGGATAAATTCTTTGAGTGGGTAGCATCGTGGGCGTGTTGCGTCACAAACCCGGCTGATTTGGGCTATGACGGGAGCGGGTTCATTCTCCCAGAACTGCGGATCGTCGAGCATACCGTGGAAACCGCCGAAAAGACCGACCGCGACGGGCAGTTGCTACTCTTTGCAGAAACTACGCAAACGCTGAATGAGCGCAGAGCGGCCCGGAGAGACAGCCTCGGAGATCGTGTCGCAGAGGCGGCAAGAATCGCCAACGCCACGGAGGATCAAGTGCTTGTTTGGTGCGACCTCAACGCAGAAAGCGAGGCACTGACCGCCGCGATCAACGGAGCTGTCGAGGTCAAGGGGAGCCAAAGCCCGGAATACAAAGAGGCGGCTATGAGCGGATTCACAACGGGAGAAAACCGCGTCCTAGTATCAAAGCCGAGCATAGCTGGATGGGGCATGAACTGGCAACAGTGCCATGAAATGGTTTTTGTCGGCCTGTCTGACAGCTTCGAGGCGTACTATCAAGCCGTCCGGCGCTGTTGGAGATTCGGGCAGACAAAACCCGTCACCGTCCATATCGTCATCAGTGACGCGGAGGGCTGTGTCAAGGATAACGTGGAACGGAAACAGGCCGACGCGAAACGGCTGACCGCAGAACTTGTCCGGCACACCAAAGAAATACTCAAGGCCGAGATTCACAAGACAACTCGCATGAGCGAAACATATATCGCAGCAGAAAGGATGAACATTCCGGCATGGATAATGTCAACGTGATAAATCAAGCCATCGGAGAACGCTACGCGCTGTATAACGGGGACAGCGCCGAGATTTTGAAAAACATTCCCAGCGATTCTATCCACTATTCCATCTTCTCCCCGCCGTTTGCAAGTCTCTACACCTACTCCAATTCTGAGCGAGATTTGGGGAACTGCCGAACGACGGAGGAATTTTATCAGCAATTCCGATTCATCGTCGATGAGCTTTTCCGCGTCATCATGCCGGGGCGGCTCCTGTCATTCCACTGCATGGACCTGCCGCTGACAAAAGAGCGGGACGGTGTTATTGGCCTGCGCGATTTCCGGGGAGAACTTATCAGGCTGTTTCAAGACGCGGGATTCATTCTCCATTCACAGGTCTGCATCTGGAAAGACCCCGTGATTGCTATGCAGAGGACAAAGGCCATCGGCCTGCTCCACAAGCAGATCAAAAAGGACAGCGCAATCTCAAGACAAGGGATTCCCGACTACCTTGTGACCATGCGAAAGCCCGGTGTGAACCCGGAACCCGTCACCCACACGAACGAGAGTTTTCCCGTTGCCATCTGGCAGAAGTACGCAAGCCCCATCTGGAATGACATCAACCCGTCCGACACTTTGCAGGCATCGTCTGCAAGGGACGAGAAAGACGAGCGCCACATCTGCCCGTTGCAGTTGACCGTCATCAGACGAGCGCTGAACCTCTGGACGAACCCAGGCGACATTGTATTGACCCCGTTCCTCGGGATCGGTTCTGAATCCTATGTTGCCCTTGAGCTGGGCCGCAGGACAATCGGAATCGAACTCAAGCCGAGCTATTATCAGCAGGCCGTGAAGAACTGTGCAGGCGTGGTGGAAGTGGATCAAATCTCGCTCTGGTAAAAAATTTGTGATTTTGTCACGCGTTGCCCACCCTTGCCATCTTGATGACCACCCTTTGGCTGTGATACGTTATACTCAGTAAACGAGCGGCCTCCAATCGGGGGCCGCTTTCCCTATACGTTGGCGGGTTCTATGATTTCTTTCCCGCCTGCGCCTCCTTTTGAGGAAGCCCCGTGGCCCGAAAAATGGGGCTGGCTCCACTAGGTGGAGTGTACGACGGCGCGATCCCGGTGGGCCGTATATATACCAGGGAGGTTGTTGGCATCCCATCCTGCCTCATAAGCAGGATCACGCGGGTTCGATTCCCGCCCCTGGCTCCATGAAGGGGGAAACCCCAATGAAGGAAACCGAATCCATCCCCGTCTATGTGAAGGTCATCAACGGACGAACCGTCTGCATCTGCCTCAGAGGTTGCGACCATCCCGGCAAGTGCGAACGGGATGTAGTCAAGCGTGACCTGTTCCGGGGCTGGCAAGGCACGATGAATCGGAACCGCTACGGAAAATAGGGGGGCCTCGGAAACAGACCGGGGGGAGGGTATGAAGAACCCACGCCAATCGAACGGAAATGCCCGGAGGAAACTACGGGCCAGGATGATGGCCCAGGGGATGCCGTGCCACATCTGCGGACGTGAAATTGATTACTCTTTGCCGTGGCACGATCCAATGGCCTTTGTTATCGACGCTATCATCCCTGTGAGCAAGTGGCGGCAGTTTGGCTATGATTCGCCGGAGGCTGTAGAAAAAGACCCCGGGAATGTTGCTCCGGCTCATCGGATTTGCAATCAGCAAAAGGGAAACAAAATCGGTTATGTGCATCCCAGCAGACGCAGAACAGCTAAACCGTTGGTGAAGGACGGCGAGTGGTAGGGGTGGGGGAGTACCCCGGCCCCCTGCACTGGCACT